GGCTGACGTTGAAGTCACCTGATCGGGGCAAAGCCAGCAAAGCAGGGCCTTGTGGCCCACCATTTCGGGCAACTGGGATGATTGCGCCAGGGACGATCTTGACAGTATTAGGGTTCAACACCCCATCGTCTGCCGCTGTATATACACCAGCCACAGCCAACGATGCGTTTTTGAGCAACAGCTCTTTGGTCTTGTTCAGCGTCTTGATGTCGGGCAATGCAGTGATCAAAGGCCCACGACCATAGATCTCACCAGCCACTTTCATGTATCGGCTGATCACCCATGGTGACATCTTTCGGCGGCGGTAGACAATCTCGTTCTTGCTGACACGGTCAATCACATGGTAGCAATAGTCACCACGGTTTGCGTCATAGATGGTGGCTTCCAGCAGCTCAATCTCGTCTGTTGGCTTATTCTCAATGCGGCGTTGCATCTCTTCTGGGATCTCGGCATCAGGCCATTGGCGCTGGATAGCCTCACCCTTCATGCGCATGCGGCGGTAGACGTTGTCAACCTGACCATTTGCGCCTTCTTCGTAGCTGACCAAGAAGAGTGGAACAGGGATAAAGTTGATTGGATTGACATCATCGCCAGGCTGAACCATCATGCAAGCCGTACCCACAGCCAAGTCCAGCAAGAACTCACCAATGGCAATGTCAAAGTTGGACTGCTTCAGGACTGTGAACATCTCATCAGAGTACTGATCAAAGATGGCTTGTGCCTGAGCTTTTTTGTCAAACGGAATCTGACTACCAGCTTCCAGCTTTGCCCATTTGCGCTGAGGTGGGAACACGACAGACTGCAAACGATTGGCAAACCGTTGGGTAGAGTTGATGGCAGTAGAGTCAAAGACTCGTTGCATCTTCTTAGCACCAACAGAGCCACCTTCCCACACACCGTATAGCTGGCGCTGTGGCAGGGCAAACTCATATGCGTCTTGATAGAGTTGCTGGAATTCGTCCTTCTTTGTTTGCGCTATTTGCTGGCGCTTCAAGATCTGCTCAGGACTGAGGCGCATGCCGCCAGGTGCTTTTTTATCGTATTCCATGATTTCCCTTTATTCGTACCATTCCAATGCCATAAATGCAGCGTGACTTGTACCATTCACATTTGTTAAGCGGAACAAGTAGTTTGTCAATGGCTTCAGCACATATTCAAGTGAGCCAGCAGTACCACCAGCAGATTTCTTGCCAACACCGCCAGGAATAATCTGCGCATCAAGTTGAGTTCCAAGTGATGTAACGGTTGGATTGATGACCATTGCTACTTGGCTTGGATTGCTGACAGCGTAATTGCGATTTCGGTTGATCGGCGTAAATGAAGTGCCACCAGTCGTTGCCGTTCCTTCGTAGACGTACAACTCCGCATCACCCAAACACAATCCATCAAGAGTCAAATGCGGAAACACACCAGCAGGTGAAGCCAACACAATGTCAATGCTTGCGTTTGCTGCCAACGGTGCAGAATCTGGTGCAAGCTTGTACGCAAAGAATGCTCTGCCATCGTGGTTTCGCTGGTGGTTGACATCAACAACAATTACAGGCGCATCAGCGCCAGCAATTACTTGCTCGCCAGCATTGTTCTTGTGGGTCAGTGCAACAAACTGCGCCTTTTGGTTTTCTGACTCACGAGTAACTAACAGGGTTGCCATTATTTGCTCTTTTGTTTAACACCAGCTTCAGACATGGCAATAGCCACGGCTTGCTTTTGATTGGTTACCTTGTCGCCACTGGAGCTTTTGAGCTTGCCAGCTTTGTACTCACGCATAACCTTGGCAACCTTTTCTTGCATTTTTGTTTTGCTGTCTTTCATGGTTCAATCCTTATCTTCCATTTTGTATTTGCTCAACAAACTCCGACCCTTTGCTGCCAGTCTTGCCGCAGATGCGGCGGTGCGTGGCACTGGTTCACCCCAAGCGTTTGCTGCCAGCGCCAATCTAGTTGGCTTACCCTTGTCATCCACCAGTGGCCCACTTGGGTTGGTGTAGAAGCGAGTCAGAAAAGATCCTTTGCGTCTAGCTTTATCACCGCTTGGTGAAGACTCTTTGACACCAGCTTGCAGATTGCCGCTTTCACCAGAACGCTCAAACTTGCGCCTTCCAGCTTCTGTCAATCCACCTTCTGGATCTTCATACTTGCTCACTTTTTGTCCTTTGCTGCTGCCATGTTGTCTACCAAGTTGGGATATGGTCTACCAGCTTTAGCTGCACGGCGCATGGCGTTGCGTTTCTCAACTGAAGAGAGCGGCTTAGACTTACCTAAGCCCTTTGGTCTTGGCTTATCCCAAACTTCTTTCATGGTGTTGCTCCACCAAGTAGTGGTCGTGTTGCTTTGCGAGAGACAGCACCAAGCCTAGCGGCACGGCGTTCACCAACTTCACGTTTAAATGTTTGTTCGACAGCGGCTTTTTTAGTTTCAAATTCAGTTGAATCAAACTCAGGTAAAGCTGCAATCTCTGGAGCTTTTTCAGTAAATGCCTCTAGCTTTTTTGGAGCTACTGGAGCTGTTTCTTGAAACAACGGCTTCAAAGTCCATACACCAGTTCCTCTTCTACCAGCTTCATATGGACTTATTGCATATTCATAGCCATATTTTCTTGGATTTCTTTGAACTGAAATGGTATCTACCATCTGACCATTTATGTTGAAATAATTTATTCCACCTCTTTCGCCAATAGCTTGAACTAATTGTTCTCGTGTTGCTTCTTGCCTAGCTAAATAACCTTCCATTGCTTTTTGATAATCAGTGGATTGTTTTTTGTATTCTTCAGCACTGCCTAAATAAGAACCATACCGCTCATCGTATGCTTTCTTTTGCTCTTCAAATATTTTTTGCTTTTCAGCAGCCTCAGATGAGTATTTTCCGTACTGAGTTTCATATTCGCCAGTAACATTAGCAATCTCTTGCTGATACTGTTGCGCAAGGCGACTGATGTCAGATGTACTGCGTCTTGCAGCCATCTTTTTTTGATACATTGTTGCCATTACTGCACCATCATTCCTGAGCCAAGAGTTGTTGAGCCAATGCCAAGCTCAGAATTCATGCGCTCTTGAGACAATAAAGATCTACGACCACCACGAGTGCGAGCCTTCAGTGCAGATGCTTCTGATTCTGCGGCCTTGCGGCGCTCTTCTTCAGCGGCAGCTTGCACCTCTTTTGCCTTAGCTTCCATTGCCGCCTTGTTTTCGCCATATTGCAGTTGAGCAGTTTCAAACTGTTGCTTTGCAAGCTTGGCTTGTTGTTCAAGTGAAGCACCTTGCTTAGAGTATTCAAGAGTCTGCTTTGCAAGTTCTTGTCGCATAGCTGCGGCATCTCTTTGCTGTTGCATCAGTGCTTGTCTTTGCTGATCTTCAGCACTTTTGCGTGAGCGTCTTGCTTCGTTTGCTTGATACAAGCTTCCACCAATAATGGCTGCGGCAATCAATGGCATGGTCTAACTCCTTATTAAAACTTGGTCAACTTTTTTGGCATCGGTTTCTTCGGTTGCATGGATGCAATACCACACACTGTCAGTTACCGCAATCACTTCATGATTCTTACCAGCCGCAATGTTGATGCAAGCTGGCGCATGGTATTCAATCTCAACATCATCAACCTTCACGACAACCCAGCCCTCAGCAAGGATGCTCATGTGGTCATAAACGTGTTTGTGTTGAAGTATGAAATGATCTTGTGGCAGACGGATCTCCTTGGCATACAAGCCATCAGAGAAAAAGTGTGCTACAGACTCAATCATGCGCCGATTCTATGCGCTCTAAAAGCAAAAGCAATACTATGCTATCAGCGTGATAGCTTATGTGAACACATCAAAGTCGGTACTTGCGTTCATTTGCTGTCCCAAGGGTCTGGCGCCATAGGTTGGACTGCGGGTCATGCGGTTGTATTCGCCACCGCCCAGCATTAAATAGCCAAAGGAATCGCCAATGTGCGAGTGTTCGTTTTTGTTTGGGGCATCTCGGAACCGCTCGTGTCCTGCGCCAACGGCGATGCGCTTGAAGTGATATCCACCTGCTAGTGCTTTGCGCAAAAGCTTGCATTCTCGGTTGACAATCAGACCAGGCTTGCCACTGATCAGCCTTTGCATGGGTGCGGCAGATGCTTCTCGGCGCACTTTGAAATCATTGCTGGCAGTTGGCTGGGCTTTTAAGCCAAGGGTTCGCAGGAAATCAAAGGCTGTCACTTCATAGATAGCATCTCGTGCCATGCCAGCGGGGTCACCCCATATCATTACTTGGTGATTGGGGTATCTTGCGTTCAGTTCAGCCAGCAGTTGAGTGCCAAAACGCTCCAGTCCCATGTCAAAAGTGACGATTTCTTGGTGGATAAGCCATCTTCCGTTGGGCAAACGCTGTCCAATGGTGGCTGCTGGGGTCAAACCAAAGTCCAATCCGACCTGAATTGGCACGGTCATGTCGATTTCGGTGTCGCCAGACATGGTGCTGTCTTCGTACTCAGGCCATACTGGTCGACCTTCTTGGACATAAGTGTACTCGCCACCCGCATAGCACTTTATCCAGTCTAGATTCTTGCCACCCAGCATCTGCAAGTAGTAGCCAGCGGGTAGATTGTTGATGTTTTCGGCTTTGGGGTTGATCTTCCACCACTTGCCAGCACTGAAAATGTGATCATTGGCTTCAG